ATCCCTCGCTTCTATCGTGAGATGGAACTAGGTGCTAACTACCTGCTTGAGCGTGGTATTTTGATCTCCTATGTAGGCTGGCATCGTGAGGATCGCCGATTCCTACAGACACTTGACTTACAGCAGATCGCCCAGATCAGCCCAGAGGTTGCGGATGCGATTCAATCCGGCGAAGAAGACGAGGCTCTGATTGAGTTACTCAAGGCTACATTCGAGGGTACTACCGACAAGAGAGCCAAGAAAGCACTCAAGGAACTTCGTAAGACTGGCGAGGCAGAGTTACCTGTAGTTCGTCGTCAGGTCAATGCACCCGAAGTCAAGACACTTGCCCCTGATGGGGACTTCTTCTTCCCGCCTTACGTGACTGACCCACAACGTGCGCCTTACTGTTTCTGGCGTACTTACTATACTCCACAAGAACTGGAGAACAAAGTAGTAACGGAAGGTTGGGACGAGGACTTCGTTGATTACGTTATCGATCATTATCGTGGCGTAAACATTGACAGCATTGAGCGTGAGCAAGAGGGTCGTCGATCCATTAGCCTCACGGACAACGCATACGAGGCTGAAGAACTGATCGAGATCACTTACGCATACCAACGCCTCATCGATGCTGAAGATGGTTCCGAAGGAATTTACTGTACAGTATTCCACCGTGAGTTCGATGGAAATGAGACGGCTCAGGGATACGCAAAGTTCGAGCTTCTGAACGGGTACGAAGACTACCCTGTCGTGGTGACGAAACTATCCGAGGATAGCAAGCGTCTCTATGACACGAATACAATACCTTCAGTCCTGCGGGGTATCCAGAACCAGGTCAAGGTTGAGCGGGATTCAAGAATCGACAGAAACAGCCTGGCAACATTACCGCCGATTCTGCACCCCGTGGGACAAGCCCCTAGCGATTGGGGACCGGGACGAATGATTCCATACCGCCGTAAAGGTGACTTGGACTTCGCTCCTACCCCAGCATACAATCAAGGGTCACTGGAGATGGAACAGACTCAGCAGACACAGGCTGATCGCCTTGTTGGTCTAGATGAGGGTTCCGCTATTAGCCAGATTCGTCAGCAGTTCCTCGTTGACAAGTTCCTTAGCCACACAGCCGAGGTTCTTCGTATGGCGTTCCGCTGCTTCCAGCGTTTCGGACCTGACGAGATATTCTTTAGAGTAACTGGATCTCCTGACCCGATTCAATTCAACAAAGGGAATCCTGATGAAAATTTTGACATCCTTATTAACTTCGATGTCCAGAACACTGACCCAGATACGGTCAAGAATAAGTTGCAACAATTCGTCCAACTTAATCAGCTTAATGCGAATAATCGTCTTAATGTTGATAATCTCTTGGATATTGCCGCCGCTGAGATCGATCCAGTTATGGCTGATGCAGTACTCCAGCCAGTGGAGACAGCCCAGCAAGAAATGGTTAAGAACGTTACAGACGATCTCGCTAAGATATATTCAGGCATTGAGATGCCGGCTCGCCCGGCAGGAGCGCAGATTGCAATCCAAGTAATCCAACAGTACTCCTCTCAGCCAGATATTGCACAGCGTCTACAGACTGATCCAGCGTTTGCTGAACGTCTACAGAAGTACGCAGGTCAGTACACCTTCCAGATGCAGCAAGCACAGAATGCTCAGATTGGTCGTGTAGGTACAGCACCAGCCCAGATGGGTGATATCGAGACACAGAACCTATAAAAACGATAATACTTATAACGTTACTATTTATGATAGACGGTCTTGATCCACTAACTTATGTTGAAAAAACCATTAAGCCCTTCCCTAAAGGGTTCAGTAATGCAATTCAAAATTTATCCGTATCACAACAAGCCCAAAGACGGGCATCTCAAATCAACGGATTAAATGCTAGGGTACAGGCATTCAAGGACTACCTATTGAAGTACGAGGGCTTTGATCCTGTAGCACGGAAAGGTTCTGGAGAAAAGTTTTATACAATAGGTCACGGTCATTATGGTGCGGATGTAAAACCTGGACAACGTATTACACGATCACAGGCTGCTTCATTACTTGACCAAGATGTCCGAAGGAGACTTCCCGAACTGGAAAAACTTCTTCCAGACTTTGCTTCATTTCCGATGTCGGCACAGGAAGCTATTTTCGGTGAGTTCTACCGAGGATCAATCGGAGGTAGCCCAAAAACCAGAGAGTACATCAACGAAGGAAACTACGCTGAAGCAGCAAAAGAGTTCCTGCGTAATAAGGAGTACATAAACCGGGTTGCATTGAATCGTGCTGGCATCGGGCCTCGTATGGAGAATGTATCCAACGAGCTAATGAAGATGGCTAAGTTGCGTAAATAATTTATGACTATCCAAGAAGATATCAAAATGCTCCAGAACTATGAGCAGTTCGCTCGGTTCATCAATATGATTCACGAACTCCGGGAGGAGACAATTAGTGAGATGCACGAAGCCCCAACGGAGCAGCTTCAACAGTTATCAGGACGTATTGTTACATACGACCAGATACTACAAATGTCCGACTTCGGACTACTTCGTCAAAGATTTAGGGATCTTATATAACCCTTGTGTTATAATCCCGACCATCGCCATCGCTCGGCGTAAATGAGTGGATAATTATGACAGACGAAATCACAACTGGAGACGCTGAACCAGTACAAAATACAGTGGACAACAATAATATATCCGTCACGGATCTCGCTCAACGGCGACTCGGTGAGATGACTCCAAAGGCAGAGCCTGAGGAAGAAGTCACAGAGGAAGTCGAAGAGACAGTAACTGAGGAGGAGGAAGAAGTCCAAAGCGAAGAGACTTCAGAAGCCACCGAGGGGACTGAATCCGGAGATGTTCTTTCACAGTTGGACTTAGACGATATGTCTGAGGAGGATCTAAAGGAACTGGCTGAGAAGCTAGGTAGTCGTGCAGTTGCTCGGTTCGGTGAACTGACAGCGAAACGTAAGGCTGCCGAAGAACGGCTCACCCAGTTAGAGGATAAACTCAAGAAGAGTGACAACCCCCTTGAAGCAAGCAAGAAGATTGAAAATAACCCATTCGGTAATCTCGATACTATTGAGAAGTTACAGGAGAAGGCTACGGAGATCGAAGGCATTGTGGAGTGGGCAGAGGATCTTCTTTTTGAAAGTGATTCTTATGGACCTGAAGATATAGTAGCCGAAATTGACGGCAAGGATTGGTCGAAGAAGGAAGTGCGCCAGGCTTTACTCAAAGCACGGAAAGCACAGAAAACCTTTCTCCCTGATCAGCTAACTAAAGTACAAGCCCAAGTAGAGGGTGAGCAACTTACTCAAGCATTTGAGGAAAGAGCTAAAAAGGAACTAAAGTGGCTGGACGGAGAGGATAATGACCTTCGGAAACAATTTGAATCCACAGTAGGTGACGCACGATTTAAGAAACTCAAAGAGGTTGTTAAGCGTGAAGCACCCGATGTGGCCGCTCAATTGGATTACTTCTTTGCTCACGCTACAAACAGCATCTACGGACGCAAACCTGTAGTGGAAGGCAAGAAGTCAGTTACGTTAAATCCCTCCAGCACCGGAGTACCCGGTTCAGCTAAGTCCGAAAAAACTGCGTCAAGAACAGCCAAGGCTCTAAAAGAATTAGAGGCTAGGTTCAAGCAATCGGGTAACCCTCGTGATTTCGCCGCACTTCGCAAACTTAAACTACAACAACGATAATCTAACACTTATTTAAAATGTCTTTTTCAAATACATTCGATACAACTAATACAGGTTCGGGTGTCTCCAATCGTGAGGACTTGACTGATGTCTTGACTATCCTCGCTCCCGAAGAGACTCCTATCCTTTCTTCTGCTAACAAAGAACGTGCTTCCGCTACTAACGTAGAGTGGACAGTCGATTCTCTCTCCGCTCCTTCAACTGCTGGTATCAGCGAAGGTGCTGATGTTACTGCGTTCACAGATCAGTTTGCTGGTCGTGCTCGCCTTGGCAACCGCATCCAAAAGTTCCGTCGTGACTATATGGTTTCCGATCTCCAGGAAGCTGTTGACTCCGTTGGTCCTGCTAAGATCGCT